CTAGAAACTTTATTGCCATACATAGTAACACCAGTACCTTTTGGAGTATTAGTATCAAATGATGCAATTTCTACTGCAGCTGCAGATGCGAATGGCGCTTTAACAACGGAAGTTTTTAGTACCTGAAACTCACCACTTGCAGTTACAGATTCAACTTTAACTATAGCGTAGTTATCTATTTCGCCACCACCAGAACCAGGCGATTCGCCTGCTGTATGTGTATTGATTTTAACTAATTGACCAGGAAGAAAAAATTCTGGCGCTGTTCCAGAGTCGCCTACTGATATATCATTAGTGGCCTGACCATATATATTCTGGCGATTGCCAGCCGATAAGTAGTCAGTTCCCATTTTGAAATAGTAGGTATCACCCTGATCGCTATCTCCAGAATCCCATGTGGAATCACCAGAGTTACCGAGCGCAGAAGTTGTTCCGTGGTCTGTGACATAAGCATAACGCTTATGATATGAGCCTCTCTTTTCCGTGAACTGGAAATGAGGGTCATCTGTTGGTTTTTTATTCAGCTTAGAAACAAACCGAAAAAACGGGTCTTGTGCTATTGCCAATTCTGAAACACGATCACCGAAGTTATATTTTCTTCTAAGATCGCCAGTGTCAATAGTGCCATAAGTAGCACCAGTATCAAGATTCAGACTGGAAGAAGTACTACCCGTATAGAATAGATCAGCCATAACAGCTTACCTCCTTATTTGACTCAACGGGTAGTATACTTAGTACTACTCGTTAAATACGTTGTCTAGGTTATTATCCGCTTTCTGAATTAAGTCAAATATAGCGTCTTCGTGATCACCTTCGCCTGGAGTTTCGCCACCAGCTGAGCTGGCAGTAGCTGGAGCAGACTGAACTGTTTTCATTTGATCTAAGACCTGCTTTTTAGAGTTATTAGCAATATTGGTATTAACCTTATCACGATTCTTAAGATAATATATATCATCCCAAGATAGTTTGTGAGATTGAGCCCATTTGCTAAGGTCTTTAAACTGGCCTTCGCTCATTTCGTTTGCTTGAACGAATTGAGATGTTTGATCGCGTAAAACTCTTTCCTGTGCTGCCTCTTGAGCTTTATTCCTTTCAGCCGAGATCGTATCGCTTACTCTTTTTGATGCGACTCTGTCAACATATGTATTGAAAACTTTAGCAGACTTTGAATTTTGGTCTGATATAGCCTCATCCATGTCGAAGACAAAATCATCTCCAAGGTCTAGCGATTCTTTCATATTCGGCTTCACTCCTTTGTCTAAATAATCACGCACTACATCCACTAATTCAGCATCTTGTTCCAACACGCCTATCAATGACTCATAGGGTTTGAGCTTGTCATTCTCAGCCTTGAGTTTTTGAGCTTCACGAGTTGAATCGCTGTACCGTATTTTGTACGGATTGCCATCATCATCCCAGTTAACACTTGGAGTCTGAGACACTTCCCTGGAGCTTGTGTCCTTTTTAGGAGTTACCTGCTCTGGAACGGGAGGTTCTTCAACCTTAGTCTGTTCCTTTGGGGCATCTTGAATTGCACCATTAACTTCTGTTTCTAATGCATCAAAAAAGTCTGCATTGGAGTCCTCAATTATTGTATCCATTACTTTTTCAACAACTTCTGAAGAGTTACCTTCGTTCTTTTTTGCCATTTTACGTATATTCCTTTGATTTACGATTGTTATAAGTTATTACCTTCTTTTTTTTCTGCCAAACCGTTTTGAACAAGTTGTTTAAACTCCTTCTCCTGGTTTCTCTGCATATCTTTTGATCGCTCATTCTGGAGATTCTGATTTGCCCTTGATACTGCGACATCTCCTTTTAGTTTTGCGCTGGTATCGAGCAACTGTTTACGCATATCATGCTCAGCCATCCTGGTCTTATCCTTAATACCAGCCTGAACAAGCTGCCTTGAAAGAGTCTCAATCGTGCCCTCTTTGTCTTTAATTGCTTCTTGCGCCTGAGCAAGCTGGCCTTGCATCTGTGCCATCAAGCTCTTACGTTTAGCGATTTGTTCTTTATTCTTTATATCAGCCTCAGCCAATACAGCGATATCATCAACTATACCAAGCTTGAGCATTTCCATAAGCTCTTTTATATATGCCCAGCGATTGACTGGCATTGTTGAGCCTGCAATAAGCCTAACATCAAACTTAGCAGTTGCATAGTCAAAAAACTTGCCAACTGCCTCTCCATATTTATTATACTGGATAATATTTATTTCAGCCTCGCGCACCTCTTCATTGTTTGGTTCAACTATTCTAAATACTTTATTGCCCTTATATGTAGACTGTGCATAGTCCCTTACTACTTCGCCTAGCTGCTGGAGTGAGGGTTCTACTGCATTTTTCATCCATGTTTTAACCCTCCTGGTTCCATATTCATCATTAGCCATAAGACCTTTAAAAGTATCATGCTGTTGTTTTACATCACCCTGCATTGAAGAATAAATCCCTGCAAGATACTCCATATCCGTTTTCCCAAGCTCAACTATATTAGCAAATGCTGTTGATATTGGAGCAGGCTGGATCACGCTTGGAGGTTCAAACCCCTGCCTAACAGGTAGCAACGCCCCAGGAGCTGACGCATATCTTTCCCAATAATCTTCATCTATACTGCCCTCATGGTAGAGGTATCGTAAGGAGGAGCCTAATGATGCGTTATGCACCATTAGTTGGTGAGCTTTATTAAGCTCTTGTTGCTTTCCTACCAAGGGGGCAACGGCAGACATTGGAAAAGGAGTTCCAGTCCATTTATAGTGAATTGGTATTATCGGGTATTCAGTTCCTGGGAGCACTACCTCGTATATGTAGGTATCACCTACAACTACTGTTAATCTAATTCTTGCTTCAAAAAATTTAATTGCATCAATAAGATTATTTTTTAGCTCGCCCTTCATCAATACTTTAAATTCTTTCTCTGATACAACATGGTTTTCAACCCTGCTTATGCCTTCCATAGCCTCAGACATACGCTGTTCTCTTGCTTGAGCAACCTGCTGCTGCATTTGTTTGTCGAGCTTTTCCATCTCCAGAGTAAATCTTTCTTCTATAATTTCGCCAGCCTGAAGTTGATTATTAAGAGCCAATATAGACTCCTGAGTTTGTACCTCCAACTCTTTCTGCATCTCCTCCATTTCCATATCAATCTGGGCTCTGACTTGTTGAATCTCTTCCTGGGTTGGCTCAACCCTGTAAAAGACATTCATATAGGGCATCTTCACTTTTTCATAAAGCTCATAATAGTCCAACCTACGATCTTCCTCGCCAAAATAATCAAATGTCTCATCCTCAATATCTTTATATTGAAAATCGCTGCCCTCTGCTTTCTGACTATAATTATAATTTCCTTGGTCTGAGGCGTTTGCTGCCTTAATCTTTGTTTTATATTCTGGCAATAACTTGCTTAAGTGTGATTGCGGCATTACCTTGTGAACCATGATATAGGCTGAGTCACGATAAAATATATCCCTACTCTTAGGGTCTACAAATACATCAAACGGTTCTATGGTATCAATTTTTACCTCGCCCATTCCATGATCTGAATGAGCATCAGCATAAACCTTAAAATACCCAACGCTTTTTGTGATACCATCGTTTATTACTTGGCTAAATTTTACCTGTCCATCACTTTCATACCATATATATTCAGCAATATCAGCATGCACGCTAGCGACATTTATATCAGAGCCTTCTGCCCCAACAGCTTGCCAGCGAGGTTGATTAGCAGTAACATAGAAGTTCAACATCTCAACAATCGGTATGATGCGATTTATCGTAAATGTTGGCATACCCTGCTTTTCAAGCGTTTCTTGTTCGTTCTTGGTTAATTGATTATCCAAATAAAAATCATGTCCCTGCTGGTTTACATGCTCCCAACGCTGGCGACTTGTACTATTTAGATTTACATATAAGTCACGAACTCTGTCTGCCTTTGATTTTGCTGTCTTTCTTGCCATTTTATCTCCTTAAGCCAATACCCAGCTTCTTGGTTTGTTGTAATTTCTTTTAACCCATTCTCCTGATTGATTTTCTCTGCCGCTTGGTGGATGAGAATACTTGACTGCATAAGCGAGCGCGTCGATCGTATCATCGTGAGCCATTCTTTTTCCGAAGGTGAGTATTTCGTGTTGGAGATCATAGTGGGAGTCCCTTATTCTCACCGCACCAATTGACATTCGTTGAGCTAATACTTCTTGTATCCTGTCTAACTTGCTTTGCTTGGTTCCTGGCTTTTCTTCCTTGAACCGTAAAGTAAAGTCATTCTTTCTTCTCATCTCACCCCTAAGCGCTTGAAATATTGGTCTAGACATTGTTGTGTCTTCTATGGTAAATAATGTCGGCTTATACTTTGCATTTAAGTCAAACATATAGTCAACTATCCCTTGTTTGTTTTCACCTGGAATCCCAAGTACTGGCAAAGACCTGCGTCTTATATAATCAAGCACATAAATATTAGCATTCATATCGCAGGCAATCACCATTATAACACTATAGTCACTATCCCTTCTTTCTGAGTCTGTGGCTGGATCAACACCTGCAAATATGCCCACTGGCGTTTTATCCCCGTCATTATAGATATAGCCCATCCCTTCATCATCGTCATACTTATAAAATCCATCCCAGTATTTGACGTGTCTCATATTGAATATTGAGTCTTCAGCGGACTGGACTTCCATCATATATTCTTGATAAAACTTATGGGGTTTACCAGAGTCCACATAAAACTTCTTCTTCTCAGTAAGCTTGGCTAACGGGAACCAGCTATGCCATAATGCTTCGCCATCAGCATGTACTGCCTTATACAGCATTACTTTCCAAGAAAAGTCCTTATTTTCACTTTGAGATTTCTCATAATTGACAATGAGGTTATTGATGAAAGAATCATAATGGACAGGTGTACCATTAATGCGAAGCCTACCGTCGTGAGGCTCCAAAGCAGGAGCAACAACAGCTGTAACCATGTTAGCATTTTTCGACCTAGACTCTGCAGTAAGCGTATTGTTCTCGTCCTCAAAATCATCCAGCACCACAAGATCGTACCTTTTATGGAGCTTAGCGCCACCACGAATACCCGATATATTTGATTTAGATATGAGTTTGCAGCCATTCTTAAGCTCTATGTCCTGCTCTGTCCATTTTCTTCCTTTCATATTGCCAAAGTAGTATTTAATCTTTTCATTATATTCAAGGTGGGTTTTAACATAATCCATATTGCCAACAGCCAGCTTTTGCGTGGCAGAGACCCAGCCATAGAATAGTGGTTCGTCTGCAAAGCAAAATGACCGCATTATATCAGACTTAGTAAGAACTGTCTTTCCGTGTCCCCTTGGCATTATTATCGCTAGATTGCGATACTTATGTAACTCTTTATCCATCTCATCTATTGCATCTACAATCTCATAGTGGAACCAGGGCGTTTCTGATCTACCAAAATCATCTGGCAAGAATAACTTCCCAAATGCAATTATATCATTTTTAGCTGCCAATAAAAGTTCTTCAGCCTCAGATACATTCTGAGTGTTTATATTAGCCATGCATAAATTTTTTTAAAGTTTCCATAGGCATAAGTTTTTCCTTTGGGATATAATGATTTATTATATTATAACCAAAATCTTTAATTGGGGCGGCCAACACTTGATCTTTAATTGTCCATCCTAGCAATACCGCCTTGTCTGCAGGGTCACTATAGTGTGCTAAAATATAAATGTCTGCATGGACTTTATTTTTTTCCACAATAAGGTTGTATGCTTTTCTTGCTGTTTTTACATCAACAGACCCTAATTTAGTCGAAAAATCTGAGCCCTTGTCCCCTTCTGGCCTTAACTTTAAATCTAAGTCTAACCCAAATTCCTCAGAAAATTGAGCCTCTCCCTTTA